CCCGCCTGGATCGGCATGTCGGCAGACGACGCCGTCACAGTCGCGTCGGTGCCGAAACGGACGAACGCCAGTGATGCCGCGGTATTGTTGACGACAGTCGTGCTGCCACCACCATTCAGCGGCACCGCGGTGGATGCCGTTCCGGCCGTGATCGACACCGTTCCAGACGGGCGAAATGCATTGGTGGACCCGAGCGCCATCTGTGCGCGTCCTTCCTAGCCGATATGCTCGATCATGACGGCGCGCTTGTAGGCCGCGTTGGTTGCCGTCGGGACTGTCGAGGGGTTGGTCGTCGTATCGGACGGCGCACAGAATCCGCCGATCCAGTACCAGGACTGCGCGATGATCTGCTGCAGGCGATCGATCGGCTCGCGAGTCACCATGGCGACGCCGTTGATGACATTGACGATGGAGCCAACCGGCGCGATGTCGCTGTTCGCCATGCCCGCGAAGTCGCCCTCTACCAACGCGCCCTGGCCGCACACGATTGGGCGGCGAATGGCCAGGCCACTGAGCGTCGGGTGCGCTTGCACGTAGGTTTCCGTCGTCGAGATGAACCGAAGACCAAGGAAATCGTTCGTCATCCCCTTGTGGAACACCTGATTCGCCGACGTTGCACCCTGGAACAACTGCTTGAAGTCTGGGTCGGCGAACAGCTGGCGGGCAGAAACCGGATCCAGATAGCAGTTGTAAACGCCATCGATCTCCGGCACCGCGTTGACCCGGAGCTTCGCTACCGCGTCCAGCAGACACGACATCGTCAGCATGTCATTCACGCCGATCAATGACGTGTTGCCGCGCTGGCTGGGACGAATGATGACCGCGGCACTGCCCGAAAGCACCGTGTTTCCGGCTGTGCCATCCGCGACTGCGACATTGCCAGCGAACGTGAGCGTTCCAGAGATACCGTTCGGTGCGGTGGACACGTTGGTGGCGTCGGCCGCGCTGCTGACGAGACTATAGACGGTCGATCCGACGGTCACGGCCAACGGGACGGTCGCGCTGACCGGCTGCTGCACGCCATTGACGAAAACAGTCTGGAAGCCGCGGATGTCATCCACCGCCACGGTCGTCCCGGCGGTTGCAAGTGTGGTGCGGACGCGGGTGTTTCCACTGAAATAGGCGTTGAACAGCGCGGTGCGCGCCAGTTCATCCAGGCTGCGTGCCGCCTGTTCGCCGTTGACATAGGCATTCTGCAGGAACTGGGAGGCGATGCCCACGCGACTCGTCACCATGTTCAGGTCGGTGGTTGCGGCGTAGTGGTTCATCGTCAGCGTATACTGCTCGACGCTCCAGGTCGTCGGCGTAAGGCCGTTGTCGAGGTTGGTGTTGTTCGCGCCGGAAAGCGGCGTCGTGACCGAAGGCTTGAGGCCGACGCGGGTCTTCGTGATCGTTTCACCGATCCCAACCGCAATCAGCTCCTGATCAGCGCAGGCCCGGTAACCCAGGCGCGAGCGCAGTGCCTGGTCGAACTCCCGCTCCAGGAACCCCTGCTGGATGATCGGCTGCAGCGCCAGCGGAAAACTTTGAATAGCCATCGTAATCCTTCACCATTTCAAACTGCGGTCGGCTCGACAGAGCGGCACCGCCTGGCAACGATTGTATTGCTGTTGATTGCGTGCGAGAGAACTGGCGCGCCGGTCGCCTGCAATCAGCGGTTATAAAGTTTCAGTATATGAGCGCGTGCTGCCTTATACTCGGCGTCCGTCATTTCGGTTGCCATCTTTTGCGATGCTGGCAGCGCGGGCGGCGCGGGCATCGCGACCGACGATGACGCTGGCGTGAACAGCCAGGGCTTGTTCGTCTTCAGTGTCTCGATCAGCGCGGCGGCGCCTTCCACGGTGTGATCGTCGCCAAGCCGCGCCTTCTTCAGGTCGATCAGTCGAAGTCCATCCAGGTCGACAATTCCGGCACGAACCGCTTCGGCCTTCAGCTCGGACATGATAAGGCGCGACGTAAAGTCGCCCTTCAGGTCGGCGATTGACCGTTGAAGCTCATCGTTCTGGCGCTTCAGCGCCTGGATTTCGGCGTGATGGCCCTCGGGCGGTGCAGTCTCTGTCATTGTTCGGTCCTGCTGTTGTTGTCGTCAGTGACGCGCGCAAGTTCGGCGGCAATGTCTTCGATGTCGTAATCGTTCGCGATCGCCTTGATCGCAGTCTCACGACTGATGTGACCCGACTTCGATAGGGTGGCCAATGTCTGGGCGTCCTTCTGCCGATCGTCGGCGGTCGGCGCATACCATCTCGGCCAGTTCAGTGAAATCCGAATCCCAGTCTGTATTGGTGAAATCTGCCGACCCAACACCCGAATCGAATAAACCTGCGACGCCCGGATAATCATACGCGCAAGCTGGAGCAAAGCTATTTCGCCATAACTGATGCGTAGATTGTCGGCAAGCCAAAGCAAGCCCTGGTTCAGAAGTTCGATCGCACGCCCGGATTGCGCGGCGCTGAGGCGATCCGGATTGGCGCGATTCCCGTGAACGCTCTCCAGCGCAAACTCCCTGAGCGTTCGGACATAATCGATGACCGCCGCCGAGGCGGAACCGCCGATTTCCAGAAGCCTTGCGTCGCCTTTTTCAGTCACGACCAAGGCGTTGCCGGCTCCCTTGACGATGGATTCATCCGAGGGAGCCGAGTCCTTGATCAGCAATGTGGGATCGCTGCTGTATTTCAAGCCGCGGCCAACCTGACTGAGCTGGTAGTCAATCTCGATCTGGCTTTCGATTGCTGCCCGAAAGGTGCAGCCGCCATCACGGGGATCCCCGGTTGACGAGCTGCCAGGCAGGTTCTTGATCCAGACGATCGGCACGATGCCAAGGCCATGGCGGACCGACCTAATCGGATCGACCGTCCGGGGCATGCCTTGTTCGACCGTCGTCGGGACATACCATGTCTCCGACTCGGTATCCCATTGACGGACGAACCAGTAGGTCGCGGACGGATCCGCGATGTCGTAACCATTGCTTACCAGCACAGTGCCGGCGACCTTGTACGCCTCGGTGACTGTCGCCAGGGCATCCGGGCAGGATACGCTCCAGACGGCCGAAAGGTACATGGTCGGCATGGCTTCAAAAAAGAGGCGGTTGTTCAGCACCCGCATTCGGACCGCTACGGAGCCCACGGACCCGCAGACTGCCGCCTCGGTCATGACGAGGTTGAGGCGGGCCTCTTTCACGATGTCGGCCAAGACGTCGCTGACCTCGCGATCGGGGCAGTCGAAGCTTGGAAAGTGGCCTTCGCTGAACAGCAGCGACACGCTGTCTTCAACGACGATTCGCGCGAGGCTGTATCGGACATTCGGTCGTCGGCTGCGGAGTGGAATATATTCGCCTGCCGCGGTCCGTTCTTCATGAAATTCGTACGGCAATACGTCGTAAAGCCGCCCGTCCAACACCCTTGTCAGGATATCGAGTGCTCGTGTCCTGGGCGGATAGTCACTGTCCGTGGGGATCAACCGGCAGATCGTTTCGAACATGCGTCCCGCCTGAAGGTGAAAGGATGTCGGCCAGAGCGTCGGTTCCTGGTTCAGCGGATCAGGAACGGCACGTTCAGCTTACGTGGCGACTTGCCGGATTCGACCAGCTGGCCGAAGGCGCGTGACAGCGCATCGACTTGATCGTCCTTTCGGCCAAAGGGAAAGTGTTTGAGCTCTTCGATCAGGTCGTGGTTCCACTTTGCTCGTACCATGGCGATGTTTCCCGCATCCATCTGGGATGCGACGGGCGTCGCCCGCACTGTCTTGCTTCCGGTTTCGCGCGAAGCGGTTACCTGGTGTCCGCTCAGGCGACTGACGAGATAGGCGATCTGGCTCTTGCCGGCCTGGCCAGGGTCCTCGGGCAAGCCAATTCGCACCTTCGGCCCGTCGGCGGCCGCGGTTGCCACGATGATGTCTTCGACCTGCCGCGGAGACCCGCGAAGCCGCACGAGATCAACAATCGTGTAGGTCCCGAACCCGTTGCGCGAGAGTTTCAGCCCGACGGACCAGTCGGGATCATTGTCACCGGTGGCCGCGGTTGCGGCCAGGTCCCAGGCACGAACTGCGACCGAATCCGGCTCGATCGGCAGCGCGTCCAGGATGCGCAGCCGGCTCACATCGAACAGCCCCCCGGTCGGCGGGTGCGGCGATTGCTGGAACAGCGCGGCCCAGGTTCGCTCACCCACGGCGTGTCGCTTCCGCGCGAGCGCATCGAGTCCCTCCCACCCCGGCCATAGCGGCGCACCCGGCGGACGGCCAAGGGCATCATTTTTCTCGGCGATCGCGGGCAGGCGAAGCACGCTCCATTCGGTCTCGCTGCGCGTCAGCAAGCGCCCGCCAAGATCGTCTTCGTGCCATCTGGTCATGATCAGTACGATCCGAGCGCCCGGCTTCAGCCGGGTGGTCATGTCCGATTGATACCAGTTCCAGATCTGGTCGCGATGCGAGGCGCTATCGGCTTCGATCTGCGACTTGAGCGGATCGTCGATGATCACCAGGTCCGCGCGCCGGCCGACGAACGCGCCGTGTGTTCCGGCCGAGTAATACTCTCCCTTCGTGGTGGTCGACCAGTGCGCCGCTGCGCGATCGGAGGACGAGATGCCGTAACCCAGGCGATCGGCGTTCCGGATGACAGTGTCGCGCGCGCGCCGGCTGAAATGGGCGGCCAGCGTGGCTGTGTGCGAGGCACCGATGACGGAGGAGCGCGGGTGTTGGGTAAACCACCAGGCCGGAAACAGGATCGATGCGTAGGTCGATTTTGCCGAACCAGGAGGCATAAGAACCATCAGGCGATCGATGGATCCGCGGCTTAATCTCTCCAGATGCTGCAGCAGAAGGCAGTGATGGGCGGCGGGACTCTGCCCCACCCGTGACATCGCGTAACGTGCCCAACTGATCAGGTCCGACCTGACAGACGCTCGAAGCGCAGCCTCGTAGGAGGCTCTCAGGCAAAACTGGTGTTCGTCTGGCGTCACATCATGCCAGCCGCGGTGAACACGGGGAAGGAGGTGCTTGTGGGTCCAGGTGGGTCGTCCGAAATGCGATCGCTGGGGGTGGTGCGGGGTGAAGCGCAGGCGAGGGCGTCATCCCCAATAACAAATGAATCCGTCTTCTTCAGGTCGTTCATGCCATGCCGCAGAGAAATAGGCCCAAGATTTCACGGGCTTGGGCGTCCGTTTGCTAATATGAACGCAATCAGAAAATTGACTGGTGCTGCGGGACTTGCGCCGATCAGGACAATTCGAGGTCCCAATCGCTTACTGCAACAAGCTCCAGTCTTTCGAGAGATGCCGTCGCAACGTCAAATCGTTCATGATAAACGAAGGTATAGCTGATTCTGGGGTTACTGGGCAAGAAATTTTTCCCATCATCCGCCCCACCCGCCCGGGCATCCTCCGCCCGGCTATCCTCCGCCCGGTCATCATCCGCGTGGCGCGACGCTGCTTGTTCTTGCCCAGGTATCGCGCAGACCGATGGTTCGGTTGAACACCGGCCGCGCCGCGGTGCTGTCCCGATCCCGACTGAAATAGCCCTGGCGCTCGAACTGCACCGTTTCCGCGAGAGCCGGGTCTGCCAAGGCCGGTTCAACCAGCGATTCGCGCAGGATCTCGACTGACGCGGGATTGACATCCGCCAGAACATCGCCGCCTGCGCCTGGATCGGGACGGGTGAACAAGTGATCATAGAGCCGTATTTCCGCGCCGACCGCATCCGCCGCGGCGACCCAATGCAACGTCCCTTGTACCTTGCGGCCGTCCGGCGCGTTGCCGCCGCGGGATGCCGGATCGTAGGTGCAGCGCACCTCGACCACACTGCCTTCGTCATTTTTCACCACAGTGCGGCAGGTCAGCAGGTATGCGTAGCGAAGCCGAACTTCGCGGCCGGGCGACAATCGGAAGAACTTCCTAGGCGGATTCTCGAGGAAGTCTTCCTGCTCGACGAAGATCACCCGTCCGAACGTGACGGACCGCTGACCTTTATCGGGCGCGTCGGGATGATTGGCTGCGACCAGGGTCTCGGTCTGTCCTTCCGGGTAGTTTTCGATCACGATCTTAAGAGGACGCAACACGGCCATCCGCCGCGGCGCAATCGGGTTGAGCGTCTCGCGGATCGTCGCTTCCAGCATCGCCACGTCGACGACGCTATTGGCACGTGCGACACCGACCCGGCGCACGAATTCACGCAGAGCAGCGGCTGGCACGCCACGCCGGCGCAGGCCGGCAATGGTTGGCATGCGCGGGTCGTCCCAGCCTGTCACGTGTCGATCTCGAACCAGTGTCGTCAGGATGCGCTTCGACAGCACGGTGTACCCGATATTCAGCCGCGCGAATTCGTATTGCCGCGGGCGGGACGGCACGGGCAGGTTCTCGATCAGCCAGTCATAGAGTGGCCGGTGGTCCTCGAATTCCAGTGTGCAGATGGAATGCGTGATACCCTCGATGGCATCCGACTGGCCATGCGCGAAGTCGTAGGTGGGGTAGATGCACCAGGCATCGCCGGTTCGCGGATGCGGCGTGTGAAGGATGCGGTACAGCACCGGGTCACGCAGGTTCATGTTGCCCGATGTCATGTCGATCTTCGCCCGCACCACCCGCGCCCCGTTCGGGAATTCGCCGGCGCGCATCCGCCGGAACAGATCGAGGTTCTCCTCGATCGAGCGGTAGCGGTACGGACTGTTCTGCCCCGGTTCGGTCAGTGTGCCGCGTGCTGACCGCATGGCCTCCGGCGGGGTGTCATCGACGTAGGCTTTGCCCGTAAGGATAAGATGCTCGCCCCAGGCATAGAGCTGCTCGAAATAGTCGGATGCGTAATACAGGTGCTCGCCCCAATCGAAGCCAAGCCAGCGGACGTCGCGCTGGATTGCGTCGATGAATTCCTGTTCCTCCTTCACCGGGTTGGTGTCGTCAAAGCGCATATGGCAACGGCCGCCGTATTCCACGGCGATGCCGAAGTTCAGGCAGATCGACTTGGCATGGCCGATATGCAGGTAGCCATTCGGTTCGGGCGGGAACCGGGTCACAACAGTCTGGACGCGCCCCGCCGCCAGATCCGACTGGACGATGTCGCGCACGAAGTCGCGGCCGGGCTCCGTCGTGGCGGTCTTGGTGTCACCCATGTGGTCGGCTCCAGACTATCCGCGCATGCGTTTGATCGAGCATGCAGGGCCACGATGCCTAGCCCGTCTCCGCTGGTTTTGCACGCCCCGCCGGACAACGGGGCATTCCCGCGGCATGGTTCTGGCCTATAGCAAGCCCGATCATCGGAGGAACCCTGCCATGCAGCCGATCAACGCGTCGTCTCGCGCCGCCTGGGACGTGACCGACCTGCAGGCCGATCCACGCTGGATCGTATCGCTGGACGACACCGCGCGTCGCGCGCTGGTCGCGATGATCAAGCTGGCGCGGGACCCGGAAAAAACGCCGTTCGACTATCAGCGCGACGATTTCGATCTGGGTCCGGCATCTGCGCTGCTGGCAACGGCGTTGCAGGAAGTCCGTGAAGGACGGGGGTTCGCGATGTTGCGCGGCCTGCCCCGCGAGGGCGTAACGCCCGAGGAATTCGAACTGCTGACCTGGGCGATCGGCCTGCACATCGGCGTCGCGCGGCCGCAGGGCAAGGCGAGCCAATACATGTCGGCCGTCCGCGATGCCGGCACCACCTATCGGTCCGGCCGCGGCC